GTCTTCGGCACCACCGACAGCTATGGTGACGTTGTTGTTAAAGGCGCGTTCACTCAGTCGCTGGCTGACTGGGCCGGCAAGGGGCGCATGCCATCGCTGTTATGGCAGCACGACACCAAAGAGCCTATCGGCGTCTATAGCAAAATGGAAGAAGACGACGAAGGCCTTTACGTTGAGGGCCGTTTACTTATTGACGACGACCCACTCGCCAAGCGTGCCCATGCCCACCTAAAAGCGGGCAGCCTGTCGGGCATGTCAATCGGCTACTCCCTGCCCAGTGACGGCTGGCATTACGACAAAGAAAAAGACGTTTTTGTCCTATCAAAAATAGACCTCTGGGAAGTCTCCCTCGTTACTTTCCCCGCCAACGACGAAGCCAGAGTGGCGCAAGTTAAATCAATGCTTACCCACGGTGACACACCGAATATCAGACAAGTCGAGCACTGCCTACGTGACGTAGGTTTTAGCGCCCGGCAAGCCAAGGCGTTTATTGCCGACGGCTACAGCGGCATTGGCCTTCGTGACGAAGGCGGCGACGCGGAGTTAATTAAATCCATAAATGAATTAACCCAATCAATGAGACCACAAACATGAATGAATTAAAGAAAACCATTGACGAGCTAGCCTCTGTCTTCCACGAATTTAAAAAAACCAACGAAACCCGGCTTAAGGCAGTTGAAGATGGCGGCGCCGTCGGTGACCTCGACGGCAAGTTGGCCGCTATCAACGAAAGAATGTCTGAATTAACAGACGTTAAAACCAAGCTCGACGCGCTTGAAACAAAAAGCAATCGTATCCCCGGCGGTGGCCAGGAAGACGGCGAAAAAGCCGCCGATATCGCTGCCCACGTTAAAGGCTTTAACCAGTACTTCCGTAAGGGAGAAATTGGCGACCTGCGCGAACTGCAGCAAAAAGCCCTGTCTGTGGGCGTTGATGCCAGCGGCGGCTACACCGTACACGCTGAAATCGAGAAAGGCATCGACCGCGTTATGGCCGACTTCGGCGCAATGCGCAGCCTTTCCACTGTTATGCCTATCGGCACCGACGAATATAAGCGCTATGTCAGCCAGGGCGGCGCAGCATCGGGCTGGGTGGGGGAGACAGAGGCCCGGACAGAAACAGGTACACCGACTCTTGAAGAGCTTGTCTTCAATGCCAAGGAGATTTATGCAGAGCCGCGCACCACTCAAAGACTGCTCGATGTAAGCATTGAAGATATCGGTGGTTGGTTGGCAGAAGAAGTGGGTATCGAGTTTGCCGAGCAAGAAGGGGATAAATTCCTCACTGGGGACGGTGTTAAGCAGCCTAAAGGCCTGCTTACTTACCCTACGGTGGCCAACGCAAACTGGACGTGGGGCAATATTGGTGTAATCAACTCAGGTGCGGCTGGTAACTTTGTGGCGGCGCCTAATGGCGGTGATTCCCTGGTTGATTTGGTTCACAGTTTAAAGCGTGGTTATCGTGCCAATGCCGGTTTCTTAATGAACGACCTCACTCTGGCGGCGGTTCGCAAGTTAAAAGACTCTGATGGCAACTATCTCTGGCGTCCAGGTCTTGAGGCAGGGCAAGCAGAGACCTTGCTTGGCAAGCCAGTTGAGATTGACGACTTTATGCCCGACATAGCTGCCGACAGCCTATCGATAGCCTTCGGTGACTTTAAGCGTGCCTATCGCATTGTTGACCTCGTTGGTATTCGAGTGCTGCGCGACGACATTACTGAGAAAGGCTTTGTTAAGTTCTACACCACCAAGCGTGTAGGTGGCGGCATTAACCACTACGAAGCCGTCAAGTTCATGAAGTTCGCTGTTTAATCGAAGGCTTTTAACGTTAAAGCTAAAGTCTAAAAAAGCCGCCATAGTCATAATTATGGCGGCTTTTTCTATTCAGGTTGAAAAAAAATGAAAGCACCAAAAGGTTTTAAATATTCACCCAATGGTTACCACGTTGTTGTTGTTGCCGAAGGTGAAGAGATGTGCGAGGCGGCCATTAAAGCCGCGATTGATCTTAAAATCACGACAAAATCAGCTGTCACCAAAGCGAATAAATTAAAAGACGCCGAAGCCAAAGCCGCCCAAGAAGCTGCCGACGCCGAAGCCAAAGCCGCCCAAGAAGCTGCCGACGCCGATGCCGAAGGCACTTCCAGCGACGACGAAGCCAGCGGCGACTAAATGCCCCACATCCCCGTACACACAGCGCTGCTAACACCGGCGCCATTTGCCCCGGTTAGCGTTGCCGACCTGCAAAGCCACACAGTGGTAGAGCATAACGACGATGACGACCTGCTGGCCATTTATATTGACGCCGCCACCGCGCAAGTGCAGGCCGACACTGGCCGTGCCATCGTCAAACAGCAGTGGCAGGCATCGTTAGAGTGCTTCCCGGCGGTCATTTACCTGCCAAAACCGCCATTATTAGCGGTCGAAAGCATTAAATATTTCGACACCGACGGCGTTGAACAAACCCTCGACCCCGTCGACTATCAAGTGTCGACCATTGGCATTGTGGGCCGCATTGCCCCCGCGCCCGGCCTTAGCTGGCCCAGCGTGCAAGCGGGCCGTTTTAACGGTGTAAACGTGGTTTATCAGGCCGGCGACGTCGATGTTGTTGGCGGTGTCGCCCAAAGTGAGGCACCCGCGCAACTGCGCCAGGCTATTTACGTGCTGGCCGCGCATTTTTACGAAAACCGCGAAGCCACTGCGCCCGGCAATATTAATGAAACCCCAATGGCCTACCAAATGCTCGTCGACAGCCTCGCGGTTAGCGCCCTGTGAAGGCAGGCAAGCTGCGCTATGTGGCCGAGCTACTCAAACCCTCGACCACAGGCGATGCCTACAACAGCGGCCTGGGTTTTGACAGTGTTGGCACCGCTCGGGTTTATCTTGCCCCTTTAAACGGCAGCGAAATACACAGCGCCCACCAAACGCAAGGCAAATTAGTCGCCCGCGTGTGGATGCGCTACCGCGCAGATGTTAAAGCCAGTTGGCGCATGGTTATCGACGGCAACACCTGGGAGATAGCCAGCCCACCAATGGACAAAAAAGGCCATAGAACCCAGCTCGAAATGCTCGTTTTTTTAATTGACGGTTAACGCGGGCAAAAACATAAATGATTGATTTTGAATTCTCCCCCTCTGTTGCTCACATGCTTAAAGAGCTTGAAGCTATGGAGTCAGGCCTGGGCAAAAAAGCCCAGCATCAGGCCCTTGTATTTGCAGCATCGCCTGTAAAAAAGGCCGTTAAACGCCAGGCCCCGGTAAAAACCGGCGCACTGAAAAAATCCATAGGCCACCGCAAATTCAGGCCCACTGAGCGGGCTAGGCTCGGCATTAATACCGACGATGCAGCCATTTACATCGGCCCCAAAAACAAACAGCAATACAAAGCCAACTGGCTAGAAAATACCGGCGCAAAAGCTCATAAAATCAAACCTGAACGCGAAAGCGGCCATAAATATCTGCGCTTTTACGGCACCTTTGCGAAAAAAGTGAATCACCCTGGCATGAAAGCCAGGCCATTTATTAGCGCAGGGTGGGAGCAAACCGACGAGGTTTTTCAAACCCGTTTTTTTAATAAAGTGCAAACCTTCTTAGAGAAAGCCAGTGCAAAACCTGCTTGACCAAATAACCAACAACACCGCCGGCTTTAATGTCGTCGCCGAGGCCCCCAGCAGCGAATCGCTGGCCACCGTCGACGCCGCCGCAGCCAGTGCCGAGCTGCACGCGCTGCTCGAATTAACCGGCGCTCGCGCTTACGCCCTCGATGCGCAAGCGGGCAACACACCGCCCGACGCTATTTATCAAGTGGTGGGGGCCAACCCCGTCACCATTGGCTCGGCTCGCATTGCCACACAAGTCACGTTCGACGTCACTCTGCGCGAAACCAGCTACAGCGCATTGCTGGCACTGCTAACCGCTACCGAAGCACAAGTGCAAGCCGCCGCTGGCGCCATTTCAATCACTGGTGCCGCCGCTGCGTTTGACGAAAAAACAGGTCTGCACATGTTCGGCCTTGAGCTGCAATACATCGTGCCAGCCGTGGCCGGTGTGGGTAGTGACTACCCAGCCGTGCTGGTCGATTTAGCCAGCGTGTCAGCCGCTGATTCGACCTACGACAACACGGTAAAACAGCGGGTAACCCGAAATTACGGCCTAACTATTTTATCGGCCAGCAACAACATCGCGGCCCTGCGTATTGAGCTGCAAGCCGCGCTACTAGGTTGGCAAGAACAGCCCACCTATTTTGAAATGCAATATTCAAGTGGCGCCGCCATCGATATCGGCGGCGGACTTTACGCCTGGCGCGAACAGTACCAAGACAGCTTATTTATAGCCCAGCAATAACCCCGCAACAACCCAACAAACAAAGAGGCACCACCATGGCCAACTCAGGCGGCAGCTACACGGCTGACAAAAAAGGCGAAAAACCCAAATTAGTTCACTGCACGCAAGAACCAGCGCGTGACAAAAATGGCAAGCGTTTACCCACCCAGCCCCCTGCTAATAAAGCGCAGGCTGCACCCGCAAACAAACAAGAGGTCGCTGACTAATGTTTTTCAGTAAAAAAAACATTCTTGTAAAAATCGAAAGCACCTACGGTGTTGACTCCACTCCAGATGGCTCTAACGCCATCGAAACTAAAAACCTGCAAATAAGCCCGCAGCAGGGCACTCGGGTGAGCCGCGATCTTGATCGCCCTACCTTGGGCAACGATGCGGAAATCCCCACTAGCCTCTATACCATGCTGAGTTTTGATGTCGAGTTGGCGGGGGCCGGTGCTGCCGGTGATGCCCCTGGCTTTGGCCCGCTGCTACGGGCATGCGGTTTTGCCGAAACATTAGTGGCCCTTACCAGCGCTACCTACGCGCCAGTGTCGTCTAATTATGAGAGTATCGTTATTTATTACATTCATGATGGCGAACTCCACAAGCTTACCGGCTCGCGGGGCAGTGTGTCGTTTAATCTCAGCAAAGACAGCATCCCGGTTATGACGTTTAATTTTACCGGGCTGCATAATGACCCCACAGCCGCCGTTGCGGTTACCCCGGACACGTCCGCGTTCCAAGTCCCCCTGCCGGTAACTAAGGCGAATACGCCAACGTACACGGTCGACAGCTTCGCGGTAAAGGCTGAGGCGTTTAGTTTAGATATGGCCTGGAACGTTGCTTATCGCAATGTCGTGAATTCTGAGAGCGTAATCATTTCTGACCGCGCCCCTGCTGGCAGTCTCGTGTTTGAGCAAGAAGAAATTGCCACGAAAAACTTCTGGACGCTATCAAAAGGCGTCAGCCTCATTCCTATCAATATCGTTCACGGCACCACTGCGGGCAATATCGTGCAGATTACGGGTAGCAAAGTGCAGCTATCACAGCCTAGCTTGAGCGACTCAGACAAGCTCAGCGTAATGAATATGAAAACCCTGTGGACACCCACCGACTCCGGTGACGACGAAGTAAGCATCGTTTTCACCTAAACAGTTCTGGCGGCGCAACACTGTAGTGCAACACTGCGCCGGGAGTCCGCCCCGGCGTGGTGGCCAGATTCATTAGCGGACATTCATTTTTTTATTCATTATTTAAGCGGACAAATTATGCCTTTAAGTACGTCGCCAACAACAAGTGTTACCCGGTCATTAACTATTGATGAGCCTACCGCAACAGGGTTTCGGAAAACAAAATTTAGAGCTGTTATTCGCAAAATACACGGTGACGAGCACCTTGAGTTTGCAAAACGGCAATTTGATTTGTCAGCAAGGAATGCGCAGATAAAATCAAAAGAAGAGGCCAAGCAAGTTATTACCGCCGAGGAAATGGATGAGTTTTATGCGTTAGTGGATTCTGATGCAGAGGTGGTAATGGACTACGTTGAAGACATTCTTGATATCGTTGGTCCTGACGGGGAAAAAGTAGAATGTACGCCGGAGCTGATTAAAATGTATTCGGGGATATCTTATATTGCGAAGCCTTTGGCGCTCGAATGCCTCGCTGTGCAGAATGACAGCCCTGCTACTAACGGCACAATAAAAAACTAATAGAGGCTGGTCGCACCTGGGCTTATGTTAAGCCCGGTGATGACGGAACGGCAGAAGATAGAAAATATATAAAACTGCCTCCCGCACCTGCCCCCGACCAGCCAGAAACCTTTTATTTAGACCATGCAAACCTCACTGCCTGGCAGGCATTTACCGCCTGCGCTACCCAGTGGCGGCTAATGCCTATGGGCGGTATTCAAGGCATTGACTACGGCGCGCTGCAAAGTGTGCTGGCCATGCAGGGAGTTGAAAACACCAGCGAAACCTTTGAAAAAGTGCGTTTTATTGAACAAGGCGCACTCGCACAAATGGCTGAACAAGCCGCGCTTGAAAAACTAAAAACCCCTTAATTCATCGCTTAATCTGGCTTTTTTACTATGGCAAAAACCATAAAAACCGGCTTAATAATTACCGGCGATGCGAAAGGTGGCGTCTCGGCTTTAAAGCTGACTGACGAGCAATTAAAAGGCCTTAATAGCACCCAGAAAAAAGCAGCCCAGCACAATAAAGATGCCGGCGTCAGTTTTGGTGATGCCACTAAAAAAGCCGCTGCCTATGGTGCCGCCGCTGCGTTGGCCGCCGGTGCGGGTGTTGCGTTGCTGGTCAAGCAGCAACTGGCATCTATCGACAGCACCGCCAAAATCAGCGACAAGCTGGGCATTGCGACCGAAAACCTCACCGCCATGCGCATACAGGCCGAGCTTAGCGGTGTTGCCACTGAGACCCTCGACATGGGTCTGCAGCGCATGGTGCGTCGTGTGGGCGAAGCTGCCCAGGGCACGGGCGAAGCAAAAGACGCCCTTAAAGAATTAAATATAAATGCCGTTGAGCTGGCCAAGCTGTCGCCCGACAAGCAGTTTGCAGCCATTGGCGATGCCATGGGTGGTGTGGGTAATCAGGCCGACCGTGTGCGCCTGGCGTTTAAATTGTTCGACTCCGGCGGTGTGGCCCTGCTTAACACCCTTAAAGGTGGCAGTGCTGCTGCATTAGAAGCCGCCGCGTTCACCGAGCAGTGGGGCCTGGCTATTAACCGGGTTGACTCGGCAAAAGTCGAAATGGCGAACGACGCCATAGGCAAGGTGGCGATGGCTAGCGAAGGGCTGTGGAAGCAGCTGGCCGTTGGTGTTGCTCCCGCGCTGATTGCAGTGTCGGAAGGTATTCTCGGTGTTAGCCGCGAGCTTGGCAGTGCCGAGGAGCAGGCTGATTCAATGGTTGACGGCTTTGTTTCTGCTGTTGGCTTTGTCGGTGATTCGGTGCGAGTGCTTGAGTTGATCTGGTCGGGATATACCCGGTTATTGTCAGAAGGTATTAGTCGGTTATTTACAGAAATCGCATCGCTCGATAAATCGCTAACAATTGTGCTTAATAAGCTGCCCGGTTTTATGGGTGGTGGTGGTTTTGAGCAAAACGAATTTTTGCAGCGCACAGCTCAAATGTACAGGGACGCAGCAGAGGTGGCCGCAAAAGGCTTTGTAGAGCTGTCCAATAAAGCCCTGCCTTCGGCATTATTAAAAAAGCGTTTTAAAGAAATAGAAAAAGAAGTTCAAAAAACCGCTGAAACTATTGCCGCGCAGGCGAATGTATCGACTGAATTAGTTAATGAAAATATTAATTCACTGCCCGTTGAACTAGAAACATCCACCGCCAAAATGGTGGCCACAGTGCAACGCGATGCCCCCAAAGCCGCCAACGTTTACGTCAGCGCCTGGGACAAAGCCGTTGAGCGTGTAGACGCCACTTTTGCCGACGCCTGGACTGGCGCTTACGACGGTTTCAAAAGCTTTGGCGACAATATAGTCGGCAGCTTTAAAACCATGCTGGCAGAAATGGCCCATCTTGCCATCACTAAGCCAATCATTATCGGTTTGGGTATGGGGGGTAGTGGTACTGCATCGGCAAGTAGTGGTTTTGGCCAGTTATTAAGTGGCGGTGGTGGCGGTGGTGGTGGGTTTTCTATCACTGATATTATTAGCAATGCAAGGTCGTTTTTTAATTTAAATGGCGCTATTAATGGTGCTATTGACGGCGTAGTTAACGGCCTGTTCAATGCCGGCTTTCAGGATGCCGCGATAGGTGTTGGTAATGTTTCACAAGGCGTAACCGGCGCAAGTGGTGGGGTTGGTGGTGCTGGTGGTGGTATTGCTACAACGGCGGTGGCGGGGTTCGCGGGCAGTTATGCGGGCACGGCTGTCGGTGAAGGCTTGTTTGGCAAGCAGGCTAATTCCAGTATAGGGGCAACAGCAGGCAGCACTATTGGGGCTGTGGTTGGCTCTTATGTGCCTTACATTGGCACGGCACTGGGTACGGCTGTTGGTGGTTTTATTGGCGGCCTGGCTGACGCAGCCTTTGGTGGCGATGGTAAAAAACGCGCCGCGTTAGGTGTGCGCACAAGGGCCGGCTTGGCAGCTGGTGGCCAGCCGCAGGCACAAGGTGCCTCTGGCTTGCTGTACACAGGTTATACAAAGCGTGCCGGCGCAGGTGCGGGTGAAACCGCGCAACAGATGATAGACCAGTTCGTCGCGCTTGATGCGGTACTCACGCAGGGCGTGCGCGGTCTTGGCGGCACGGTTGACCTTGCGGGTAAGTCATTAACAGGTAAGGCCCATCAGGCGGGTAAAAGTGGCGGTGACTTCTTTGGCGCCGCTGCGTTTAATAGCTTGTCGGGTGCCGATGTTAAAGGTGCCGCCGATGTGTTTGTATTTGCCTGGCTCGATGCTGTAAAAAACACCTTGCCTGCTAGAACAAGAAACATATTAAGTGCGGTTGATAAAGACGCGGCCTCGTTGGTTGGCACAGTGCAATCGCTGGGCAATATATTTGGCGCCATGAAAGTGTCGGCGGGTGATTTGTTCACCGTTGCCGACGAGCTGGCGAATAAAACGGCTGTTTCGTTATTTGACAGCTATGAGCTGCAAACAAATAGCACGATCAGTTTGGCGCAAGCCTACGACGGGTCGCTTTCGTCGCTGCAGGCCTATGAGCGGGCCATGTTGCAACAGCGCGACACCACGTTTTTAGTAGCACAGCAAATTAAAAACACGCAGGCATCACTTGCTGATAGTTTTTCAGAGATTAAAAACAGCATTTCTGACGCGCTATTGTCGCCCGAGCAATTGTACAACACCCGCCGGGGCCGCATTGGTGAGCTAACCAACGACCTTAAAACTGAACTAGACCCCGCCGCCATTCAGCGCCTTGCGCTTGATATTGGCAGCCTCACAAAAACCACGTTTAACTCTATCGACAGCAGCCAGCGTGCAGCGTCGGGCACTGATTTCGTCGGCTTTATTGAGCAAATTGATATTCTCGCACGCCAGCGGCTCGACGCATCGGCGGCGCATGTGCAAGAGGGCGTTGACGTGGCCGATGCGGTATTTAACACAAGTGCTGACAGCATGGTGAGTGCCGCTATGACCCAGCAGCAAGCCGCTGCAAATTTTAACGCCGGTGTTGAATCGTTTATATCAGCCCTTAATCACTGGATGATCAACAGCAGTGTCGGTGAAATAAACGCATGAGAACGTTTAGCCCAAACACCGAAGCCGAAATCACAAACACTGTTACCCGGCCCTTATTTATTATTGCCCTGGGTTTTGCGACTGTGCGACGCCTGTCGAGCCGTGAAGACGTGGTTTATGACGGCAACACGTATTTATCAGAAACCGTCGACCTGCGTTTAAACAGTAATTTACTGCGCTTTTATAACGAGGGTTTGAGTTTTTCATCGGTATTTTTAAGCGAAAAAACAGCCGGCATTAGCTGCACTATTTGGCAGCTTTATGGTGACGCGCCGTTTTCAGCCGGTGATGCCGATATTGTTTTCGATGGCGAACTGGGCGCTGCCACCGTAGGTGAATGGATTGGCGTGGCCCTACGTAAAACGCCATCAATACTGGTGCCAAGGCTGTACGCAAGCGAGCCAACACTAAACCATATTCCACCCGACGGGTTAGAAATAGCCACGCCCTACGGCCTTTATAAAATGGAGCGCAATTAATGGCCGCTTATCCATCGGTGCCCATGCTCACAGTCGTTGAGGCCCGTGCGTCGTTAAAAATAGATGCTGCAGTATCGGGTGCCGTGCGCGGTATTGACCTTAGCGCAGAAGATATTTTTGATATTGAGGTTACTCACTCGCTGTTAACAGAGGCCGAGCGTGACACCGTTATTAATTTTTATATTGCCAACAAGTCACTTGTCGTGGCGCTAACCGCTGGCGATGGCAACACCTATGACGTGCTGTTTTCAGCGCGCCCCAGCGTGTCAGTGGTTACCCCTATTCGCTTTACCGTTGTTGCCAACATGGTGGGCAATAAACAATGACCACCATTCCACAGTGGGTATCTATTGGTGCTGTTACTCCAGCAGGCACGGCAAATATCCAGGCCACCGCAAAAGAATTGCGAGCCACCATCGTGGCAGGCGAAGCGCCAATACCTGTTGTGTATGGCGAGGTGCAAATAGGCGGGCAGGTATTTGCTACCACGTTTGCCGGTGGGTTTTGGTATTTAGGTGTTTTATTTTGTGTTGGTGAAGTTGAAGCGGTTGACGCTATTTATTTAAACGGCGCGGCCCCTGTAAGCGGTGTCACAGTAAACACCTACACCGGCACCACCGGGCAAACGGCAGACGCGCTGCTTAGCGCGGCCATTAGTGGTTATGCTGACACACTGGTTATTAGCCACCCGGCCGGTGATGTGGGTATTTGTTATGCAGTCATTAAATACACCGATGCGCATTACAGTGGCCTGCCCAGTATGGTGGCCAAGATTCGCGGGCGTAAGGTTTATAATACAGCAACAACGCTGACCGCTTACACCGCAAACCCTGCGTTGTGTTTGCGTGATTTTATTAGCAATGCAGCTTTCGGCATGGGCGAGACGGTAGATGATGCAAGCGCTACCATTGTGGCCAGTGCTTGCGATGCGGTGGTGGTAGCGAATGCCAGGCGCACAATTGGCCTGGCAATTACATCCGCAAAAGACCCACAAAAATGGGGCGATATTCTCGCCATGTACGCGGGGGCCTGGGTGTTTAAATCAAGTGACAAGTGGGCTTTTATTGCCGACCGTCCGGCATCGTCAGTCGCCACTTTTACCGACGCCAATATAGTTGCCGACACCTTTAAAATAGCCATTGCCGACAGCGCTCAGGCGCCCACGGTTATCGAGGTTGCCTACATAGATAAAACTGACCTGCAGTGGCGCGAGCGCACAGCGCCTGCAGAGCTGCCCGGCGTAAGCACTGGCGCAACACCCCGGCGTGTCTCTCGCGTTAATATGCTAGGCGTTAATCGCTACGAGCAGGCCAAGCGCGAAGCACAGGAAAGGCTTAACAAGTTACAGCAAACCGTATCGATTGCCTTTACCGCGTTTGATAATCACATAGGCGTAGAGATTGGCGACGTGATTACCGTCACCCACAGTTACGGCATATCGGCTCAAGAATTTAGAGTAAAGAAACAACCCAAACTGGTAAGCCCTGGCCGCGTTGCTATTGAAGCTGTGTGGTATGACGCTGCTGACTATAACGACACTGAAACCGCAGCGCCAACTTATGGTGACAGTGCTGACAGGCTGGGTGTTGAGCCAACCAGTGACGAGCTAACCGGCGCAGGCGACTGGCCAGACGTAACCAATAAGCCCGATTTTGGCGACCTGTCGTTACTCGACTTGATTGACACGGATGAAGTGGTTGCCAACGCGATTACCGGCCACGTTATATCGGAGGAGACTACTGATCAGACGGTAGTTCCTCGGCGTCCAACGGGTACAGTGGTACCAAGTTTAGATATTAGCATCGCGTCGGTTGTTCACACCTTGGCGAATGTTGCTATAGCCGGCCCTGGCGATGTTGTTGACGTGACGTTTGATGTTCGGCTTAGCATGACGAACTATTATACGAATTTAGTTTATAACTCTATAAAGTACAACAATTCAATGTATTTTGCTGTAAGGCGCGGCATATCTGGGCCTGTTGTTCATAGAGAGATACTTAATGTGAGAACGCCGACCGGATCGAATGTGTACACAAATGGAAATCTTTTTGTTCCGGCTATTGGTGTTGTCGATACGGGAGTGGCTGCCGGGGCGTATACCTATTACCTTTACATTCAACCTATTGACATGGTTTATCAGATTTACTCAGGGCAAGCAATGATCACAAAAGTAACCAACTCCACCGGTCGCGCAGTGGTTTATAAAAAATGAAGTGTTTTTTACGCTTTGATGCCGACGGCAGAATAATTGGCAAGCAGCGGCGCACGGGCGACCAGTTGCCAGCTATTGAGCTTGACGAGCAAGGCGCGGCGTTGCCTTACCCTGACTTTATTGGCGAAGAGATTACCGCCCCCGATTTTATTAAATACCAGGACCATGACCGCTGGTGGCGTGATGCGGGTGAAATTAAGCCTCGCACAAAAATAGCCATACCATTGCCAGCCCGCCAGCGCCTTGCTGCCCAGCCCGCTATTTTATGGGAGCGAGTGCCTGGTGACGCAGGTGCGGCAGGATGGCAGCCCGGCGCCGTGGTTAGTGTTGATGCTATTGTTTCTATCAAGCCGTATTTGGCCTACCAGTGCAAAAAGGCGGGTGTTACCGGGCTTGTGCCGCCAGAGTGGGGCGCCGACACTGTATGGGAGCCTATGCCCGCCGTAAAGTGGGCGCGCACAAGAAGGGCTGTGGCCGGTGGCGAGCAAGGCTGGCAGGCGTATTCTATTTACGCGGCAGGTGAGTTGGTGCTTTTTGGCGGCATTATTTGGCGGGCTATGGCCGCTGGTGTATCTGCAGCGCGTAGGCCTGCGTTTGCCGGTGCTGGTGAGGGTGCCGAGCTTTCTGATCGTGACGAGTTATCTATACCGCTGCCTGACCTTGGCGGCCATAAAGTGATTATGAAAATAGCTGGTGAGCGGCACGAGCTCACCGAGCGTGTTGATGTGTTTAAGCCCGAGCCCGGCATGATAACGGTCGAGCTAGACAGCCCTGGTTTTTATTCTGACCCTTATTTTATTATTGTTGAGACGCAAGACTAATGGCGCAAAAACTACAAGCGGCCAACAGCCCAGCAGGCGGGCACCCCGACACCGCGCCCGACAACACTATTCAGCGCAACACGGCTGCCATTGGCAAATTAGTTTTTACCGTTAACGAACACAAAGCCGCCATGGCCGATATGGCCAAAGAAATTAGCCAGCAAATGCAGGCGATGGCCGAGCACCGCAAAATAATTGACGCTCACTTTGCAGAAACCCAGCGCAGTGCCGACACCGTGGCTGAGCTGGTGCTTGAAATGCGCGCCTTGAATTTAGCAATACCCGCATTAATTGACGCGGTGGGCGAGCATGTGCCGGCGCTGGTAGAAAACACCAAGGCAATAAAGGGTTTTCGCTTGTAATGCCCGAAAACATCGCCTCGCGCATCGCCAAACTGGCCGCTATTGCACCAGAGCCGCTGAGCGAGGCGCAGGCCATTGCAGCGCGTCGCCTATACTCAACCCTAGCCCAGCTTGAGTATATTGCTGTGCTGGCCGCTGAGCGAGGCGATTGTGTTGACGGCCAGCTCGAGGATGAGCTGGTACACCGTGGCGTATTTATTCAGCTTGCTCAGCAGCTCGGCGGCGTGTGTGTGGTTAGCCCGGAAACCCGTGAGCTGGTTGCCAAGCTAGAAGCAATGCGCGGGCCGCAGTCGTTGTTGTTGTTAAATATTGTTGCAGAAACATGGCTCGAAACTGTTTTTGATGAGCTCGCAAAGCCCGGTTGGGGCAGTGAATTATTTGCGGCCGTTGAAGCCGACGAAGCCCGTCATGTTGCCGGTGCCTGGGCCGCTGAAATACCCGATGCCGCGGCCATGCGCGATGACCTGGCAGACATTGAAAAAGCCCTGGCAAATATAGGTTTGTCGACAGGTTTTATTTTACCGCTGCGCCACCTTCGCGGTGCAGCGTTTTGCGGCAACATGGGCCTTGCGGCTATTGCTAGTCATGAAAAAGTTTGCGCCCGCCTTGGTGTTGCGCCGGGGCGAGTTATTGGTAAATTAAAAGCCTTTAGCCGTGGCATTAAAATGCTGCCGATGCCCGATGTTATTAAACCAACGCCGGGGCGGCTGTCGTTAATGCGGGCATCGCCTGTGCCGTTTGTAATGGACTCTATTATTAGCGTGCCCAACCGCTTCGCGCTGCCCTTGGCCGCCGTGGTAAAAGCCGCCAGCCAAACACTGCACGACCACTCCGAGCTGCGCCGGGCAATGCGTGGCGATGTGCTGTACCAGCACAGCGAAGCCACCGTTTATGTGCGGGTAAAAATGCCCACCGGCATTATGTCGGTAAGCCTGCGTGCTGCCTGGCAACACACCCCGCGAGAAATTTACCGGCAAATAAAAAAACAACGGGCAAGGCTGGCCCGGCGCAAGCACTACCCACTGCCCCCGCTGGGTGACATGGAGCCACTGCTACCGCCAGCGCAAGCCGCACTGGCAGTGACCGATATATCACGCTGGGGTTTTGACAATGGCACCACCCCGCTTGTGCCGGCAGAAGGCGTACCAATTGTCATAACGCTGGGTATAATAACAGTGGATAAAATCACAGTATCCTTTTCAATGGACCACCGTGTTTTTGATGCCTCAGACATGGGCCTGCTGCGGGATAGTTTGCTTGATCATTTAGGGTAATGGCATGGGTAGCAAGGTAAGGCTCGACCCTGTAGAGGGGTTTTTAGTATGCGCGGCTACGCCGTTGCGGGTGACCCTGCAATTCCGTTGGTTGATGAGGGCCGAGAATACTGCGCAGTGGCAACCATCACTATTGCCGGACACGTTGCCATAGCCACGCTAACTAAAGGTGATTTAAAAGGCTGGCAACTGTGGGCAGATATTGACGCAGCCCTGCGGGCAAAAGGTGTTACAGAGCTGCATTGGCAGCGACATAAAAATGGAAAAGTTTTAAACAAAAAAAGGCGAATTAAATCATGATTAAAAATATTCTTTTATCTGTTTTGTTATTGGTTAGCTTTGGCGCGTTTGCTGAGTTCGACCAAACTAACCCGGCACATTTGCTGACTCTAAAGACAGAGGTTAACGACGACCCGATTGGCATGGGGTATAGCGAGGTTGTTAACGTAACCTCTCGACTGCTAGCGATGCTCAACGAGCCAGAACAAAACGTGGGTGGTGAAAACACGAGCATTGAACTAACGGTTGACGCACTATTTGATGCTGTTGACCCTGCTGATTTAGACGGGCCGCAAGTGAGCCAGGGTGAGCGTGATTTGCTTCTGTCGCTGATGGCACGAGATTTAAGTCTTAGCCTTGAGCACAGGCGCGCACAGATACGCGACTGGTTTCGCACTAACTCAACTACTGTGGATAACCTTGACGCGATGGTGCGACTACTGTCGAGAGCAGAAGTGTTATTCGGGGCAGGCACTGTAATTAGCAAGGCAGACTGGCTAGCAGCGAGGGACAGCTAATGACTATCCTTGATAGTGATCTGCTTACAGAGATACAAGCGGGTATTAATGTAGGGTTAGGTGCGCGATTAATCACGCGACAGCTTAATCTGCCTGGCAGTGCTTTAATACCATCATGGGTGGTTTCTCCTGACAGCGCCGCAGTAGACAAAGAGCTGTTCCTGCAAGAGCTGTCACTGACAGAAGCCGGGGCATTGCAAACACTCATGGATAGCGGCACACCTGAAGGGCAGGCGCTGAAGTTCAAGTTAAATCAATCCAGCACTATTGACATGAGTAAAACAACAAACCGCGACTTTGTGGCTGCACTAAAGTTAGGCGGTGCGATCAGTGCCACGACGGCGGCTAGTTTGTTAAGACTTGGTGAAGTGCAAGCTAGCAGGTCGCAGGAGCTATGGGAAGTTGCGGTATCTATCAAACAAGTTAAATCTGTGATGGGGGTAGTGTAATGGCTAGAGGCTTTGATAGATTTTTAGATAGCTTCCCTTGTCAAGCCAGTGCAGTAATCTCTGCTGATGCGGTTTCTAGCGGCACAAAAGTTGCGTATGACACCAGCCCCGGAGACCTTTTTATGGACGGGTGCAGGGAAGCAGAAGTAGAGATTGACGTAACGGCTGCACCTGCGTCTGTAGCTCAATGTGAGATATACCATGAGCCGCTACAGCATGGAGGTGTGGGCAATACATCTGCAAAGGTAGTTGGCAGAGTGCAAATAGAAACAATAGTGGATAAGTACACAGTCAATGTTACCGGCCTATCGGAAAAAGGTTATATCTACCTAAAGGCAATAGATGCAGGTTTCACTGCTAGCGCGGCAATGCGCGGCATTTATATAGCTGATAGCTAGTGTCAATCCTTATACGGAAAGATAAAGAATTCTGGCAGAGGAAGCCTTCTGGGCTGATTGAGTTAAGTTATGAAAATTGCATAGCACCAGAACTTGATCTGTTTGTCCCCTTTGACGGGACGGTATTGGCGCATGGAGGGTTATCGCTAGGTGATCCAACGCTGGAGTCTAGTGGATCTGATACAGAGTACCTTCAATGGGCAGATGACGGGCTGGAAAACAGCATTTATGATGGCGTTTACTCTGACGGCATGGGTGTACGTACACAACTGCGCGATGACCTTGTCTACTCAGATCGGCTTGTCGGAGCGCAAATACGGAGTGTTGGCGGCAATTTCATCAGTTACAACTTTGTAATAGGTGGGGATAATTGGGATGACTCATTAAAAAGCTGTAGGGGGACTCGGCACAACGGTATCGCTGTTGCTGGCGATGGTACGGATATACATATTGAGGTCGCGGCAAGATCCGCGATATTTGCAGGCGCGTTGATTAGGGACGGTCTGCCGCATACATATATTGCTCATGTATCAACGCCATCGACTAGAGAAGTTTCGTTGTTTATTGATGGCGTGTTATTCGGCACTCAGTCGGTTGGCGTAGCAAGTTTTAAGGTGGCTAACGAGTTTAATTTCGGGGCTGGTGACTGGCAGAACCGGGGTTTAAATGGGGTTGTGAACTCGTGCTTCTACATCAATGGTAAAGTAGACATTGGGGTGGCGAAGTCACTCTCAGAAAACCCTTATCAGGTTGTAAAAAAACGCCGTAAATACTGGGTTATGCCAAGCGGCGCAACAAGCTCTGCCCCAATAATGGCCTCAGTCCTACGAGGTGCTTAAATGCCCACAATCTATCGCGGTGGCATGACCACCCTGTGGTTCACGCTGCAATCAAACGAGGAGCTAGGCATTCTCGACACCGATTATATTGAAGATTATTTCGGTAACGACGGGCAGGCCTCGCTCTATCATATAAGCACCGATACCTATTACCCGGTTGTTATGATTGCCCAGCCCGACCAAACGCCTGATATTGACAATGATGTATTTATGGGCAGTTATTTGTTCAGTTTATTGCCCGATGGCGATTACGAAATACGTGGCCGGGTGCGTGATGTTGTGGGTAATTACACGATATTAAGCGCCGTACAAAACCCGGCGGGCGGTGAGGGTGTGCAGGCCCTGAGCCTGACTATTGTCGATGGTTTTGGCACTATTTATGTCATTAATGCTGGGCCGCTGTTAATTCGTACAGGTATCGACACGGGTGCGCATATTGGTCCAGTCATCGCCGCGCCTTTGTCTTTTGGTTTGGCTGCTGCCGCCCCTTCGTGATTTTTGTATTTCAAGGTCACAAGGAATATCAATGGCTTACGTGCTTTGCTTGTCTGTAATTTAAAGGGTTTTTATGAAAAACATACTAGCGCGCACTAGCGACCATGGGTTTTATTTGTCGTTTACTGTCGATGTGGATTTAACCACGATGAGCGGCGTGCGCCTGGCCGTTGCGCGGCCGAGTAACACTAATGTGCTACGTGATTTAGCTACGGCTAGCTGGAACACTCTCACCGCTGGCGATGTGTTGAATGTGGCAATTGACCCTGCTGATTTTGACATTAAAGGTAATTATGTTTTTCAGGTGTTTGCCCGGCGAGTGGCGGGGCAAACTGAAGAAGTCGCCTATTCAAGTCAGCCCTTTAAAATGAATGTCGCCGCGCCAATTATCGCCGACCCCTGGCAAGCAATTTAATGGCCTTTAAAAGCGCACCCTGTTTTATTTGCCACAACATCTTCGATTTTAATACCGACAACGGCGAGCCGGCGCACCCGGTGTGCCCGAGCTGCAGCAATAATATTCGCCCCCAGCTCGCCAAAAAACAAAACCTTATTGATAAAGCCCTGACTGCAACAACAGCGACGGAGACCGCCCCCAATGACTGATTTTACCGGCAAATATAAAACTGTGAGCGAGGCGCCCGTGGGTTGGCGCACAGTGCGGGGCGTGCCCCTGCAGCTTTACCAGTTAAATGCAATTGTTGAGCTGGCCGAGAAAAGCCCTGATTTGTTCCCGGTTGCACTGGGTACAATACGGGCCGAGTTTGAACGCACTCACGAGATTAAAAATGGCCAATGGGCACCGAAGGAGGTTCACTGATGTCGCAAATTACATTAAATGGCGCGGGGGCAAGCGCTGCTGACCCTATTTTAAAAAGCCTGTTGCTCGACTGGGTGTTTTTCAGCACGTCAATGGATGTGGCCGTTGTTAACGATGCTTTCATCGACACCGCGACCGGGTTCCCTGGCACCAATACTATTAAATCAAACCTCAGCCCGGCGGCGACGGTTATTACCGGCGGCTCGGCAGGTGGCTATAACGACACCAGCAAAAACTGGACGCTAAGCAGCACCACAGGCCTGACGGCTGGCGACTATATTTATTTGTCGCACGCGCTGATCACCGACGGTATTTACAAAATCGCTAGCGTGGTCGATGGTACTAACGTTACTATTGCCGGCAACCCTTTAAATGGGCAGGGCAACCAGAGTAATGTCGCGTATCAAGTAGCATGGGCATGGCAGGGCGGTGCGGGCTCTGTCGGCAGCGGTAGTGATGCCAGTGGCGTGAATAACTTTTTCAAAGCCGACACCGAAGACGGTGGCGCGGCTGGCACCGAGCACGAAGACAGTAGTTATGTGCGCGATGCCCCCGCAGGCTCGGGCTACATCACCCTGCAGGGTGGCAACTACACCGGCCAAACCGTTGGCGTGTTCGCCCTTAGCCTGGCAATCCTCAGCGGCTGGACAAACAGCGGCGGCGTAACTCACTTGGAGCTCGCCAATCACAGCGTGCAGAGCGTGAATAACTTTACCTGGACCACCGGCGGTGGCACAGGTGAGAAGACCATTGGCGATGCTGAGGGTGGTCTGCAGGCCGCCGCTGGCGATGGCATTAAGTACGGGCGCTTGTTGCTGAAAGGCGTTTCAGGCAGCGCAACCCCCGTGGGTGTTGATTTCAGTATCACCATCGACACTGCAGGGCCTGTTATGTCGAGTGTGTTGCTGGCGGCTTAATTGTGGTGCTACAGCTTGTCAGCCAGCTGTTCGGCTGTTTTGTTGTAGTACACCATTAAAATTTTCAGGTCTTTAATGCCGACCATGCGGGCCAGTTCAAGCACGTCGAGCTTTTCAGCCAGACGTGTGATGGCCTCGTGTCGGGAGTCGTGAAAATGCAGGTCGTTGATGCCTGCGCGGTCGCGGATTTTGCGAAACAAGCTGCTGATTTGCTCGCTGTTTAAATCGAGTAGCTTGTCGCCCAGTGGTTCGAGCAGTTCCAGCGCTTTGGGTGACAGCGGCACATCGCGCCGGGTGCCATTTTTTGTCATCGGTAAGTGGGCAACGCGCCCGGTAATGCTGGCGCGTGTTAGCCCTGCCAGCTCTCCTGCGCGCATGCCCGTTTCAATGGCTAGAATAAAGGCCAAAAACGTGCGCGCTGTTTTGGTCTCGGGCGTGTGGTCGTAACCCGAGCAATGGCGCAGTAGTTCTATTTCGTCATCGCGCACCCGTCGGTCACGGGCAGCTGGCGGCGGGGGTTTTTTCACCCCTTTCAATGGGTTGGTATGCATCCAGCCCCACTCGTTGATAGCCACGTTAATCGCATGGCTGATCACATTCCAGTCACGGCGCACCGACGCCGCTGACACCTCGCGCAAACGCCTGTCGCGCCAGCCCGCCATATCGGCGGCACTCAATTCGCGTAAAGGCGTAGCTGCTACAGGCTCCCGCCCAATGCGAGCCAGGCGAATCACCTCCTGGCGCCAGCCTTTCTTGTGCGCCGCCACCTCGTCGCTATAGCGCGCCAATAACTCCCCTAGCGACTTGTTCGCCACCTCACCCAGCTTGTGGTTATCGATATCGGCTTCAAGCGCAGTGGCCCAACGCTGCGCCGCCGTTTTCGTCGCAAACGTCTTCGATTTGCGCAAACTCCCCCGCCGAACCTCAGCCCGCCAGCGCCCCTCGCGCTTTCTAATAGTCGCCATCTTGTTCCGCCCTGCGCCGTGGCGCACTTGTGGCGCACCACATGGCGCGCTGATGGCGCACAGAGTAGCAGGTAAACGGGTTTATTTAGTAGCGTTTAGTATTTCAAGGGGGCCAAAACAGCCCATAACTGACTGTTTTTATTGTATTTAGGGGCGTTTGGTGCGGTTTGGTGAAATAGTATGTGGTGCCCCGGAGAGGCGGCGAGTAGTCTTTAAAAAACAATAGCTTACAGGATTTAGGCGCTTTTTCGGCGGCGCGGGTTTGCTTGTTTTTCGGATTCAAAGACGTTTGAGTTGACCCATTCTACAACATCGGCAGCGCGCCAGACAGGGCGCCCGACGCCTTTGTCAGAGGGTAGGCGGCCGGGTGATGGGAAGTTCGGCAGGGTGGCGTAGTAGTTATTGAACCGTGACCTGCTAATGTTGAGGTAGTCGGCAATTTTCCCGGCGTCCCATAGGTCTATTGCGAGGGGGAACCGGGATGTGCCCAGCTTGGCAATGGCGTCGGTGAGTGCTTGAATTTCCGGTGTGTTGCTCATGGGGTGCCTTTTTGATTGCAGCTAGCTTGCCTGTGGTGTTAAGTGGGTTAGGCCGAGGGTGTTGATAAATCTGTCGTCGTCGGCTTTGGTGTTGATGATTTGTTTTTGCCAGCCGATGTCGGCGTTGCTGTAGAGCAGCTCCCATTCGTCGAGTAGTGCGGTGAGGTCTGGGGCGTGGGTTGGGCAGGGTTCGGTTTTTGTCTGGCAGTTTTCGGCGGCGCAGGTTTCGTCGATAATGTCTTGTAGTGCCTGGGCCATTTTTGTGCCGATGGTGATGTAGTCGTTTTCGGTGTTCATGCTGTGCCCTTTGCTTCGTGCGTTTTTGCAATCAGTTTGCCGGTGGCTTTAATGGTTTGCTGTAGCTCGGCGGGGTACTGGTTTGGCTGCAGGCGGTTTATTTGCAGTAGTGTGTTGCGGTTGATTAGTTCGAGGTTGTGGAGCTCTGGATTAGCTTTGTTATCGTCAATGAAGCTAATGCAGTGGCCTGCAGGTATGGGGCCGTGGGCAGCGCGCCAGTTGACGATGTGCAGGTGCTGCCATGTGGTGCTGTCTGTTTTTACTTCTACATAGCCGTCTTTGCTGATGCGTTGTGCGCCAATGGGCCGCAAATTGTGGGGCGTTTGGCCTTTTTTAAAGCTGGTTTTGTTGGGGCCGTTAAGCCCTGCGTTGGGTGCTGGTATGTGGCCTTTTTCAAATTGTCCGTTGCGCCCGGTTAGCCAGCCTTTGCGTTTGCACAGTGCTGTTAGTGCGCCTTGTTTGATATCGGGCCTGGTGAATTTCGCCACAAAGCGCTGGTGCAATGTTTTGCGGGGCAGTGTGCGGTGCTTTTGAATAAAAGCGAGTTCTGCCGGGCTGTAGTTGATTGCGTGGCCTTTCATGTTAATTGCCTGGGTAGGTCGGTTGGTATAACGGTGTCGCCGATGCGTGTTTTTGCGTCGAGCAGTAGGCGGGCGTTGCTGATAATTTCTTTCGATACGCCGGTGATGGCTTTGGCTCGGTCGATTTCGGTGTTGAGTTTTTCGGCATCGATATTTTCTTCACCAAGGCGTTCTATTTGCGCAAACAGGTGGTTATTGAGGTCTGACAGCGTATTTTTCATGCGCTGGTTTGTTCTTTTCTTAATGCTGCCCTGCCGATAGCCCGCAACCATGTGCGCGATGGTGTGGCCGGTGGTGTTTGCTGCACAAGTGTGGCGTAGCGTTGGCCGGGGTTGATGGTGGCAATGCTGTTGGTGGCGGTTTGCAGGTGGCCGAGCAGTACGGGGTTGGCTGCGGTGGCGGGGTGGATTGTGATGTTGCTCATTGGTGTTGCTCCGTAAATTGTTGGTGGTCGCGTTCGGCGCGTTCGGCGCGCTTTGTGATGATTTCTTGTGACTGTTCTTTGTTCATTAGCTGGCTGTCGGGTAAAACACTGAGTTGTAATGTTGGTTCGAGAGATTGGAAATAACGGTCGCAGCCGTCGGTGTTTGGTAGGGCGACTATTGCCGTTGCGTTCGCCAGTATTCGCATTAATTCATTGGCGTCTTCTGGCTCGACTGTGAATTGCTGAAAGCCAATGGTGGCAATAATCATGCTATTTGCTCCGGGTTGTTAGGCCCGTGGGGCCAGAAGAGGTCGCCGGTGTCGGGGTCGATGGTGAATAGGTCGCTGTCGGTTTTGCTGCGCCCGGTGCGGCGGGTTTTACCCCCGGCCCCCCGGCGTGCGATGGCGGTGTTTTGGTCGACTATGCTGTCGGCAATGGGTAGCCAAATACAGAGGCCCAGAAACAGGCAGGCGACGTATTTGATGTGGCCTTGTGCCCATAGCAGGCTGACGGCGTGGGGTGTGGTTTCGGCATTGAGTTTGTTTTTGGCGTGGTCTACGTGGCGGTAAGTGACTTTGCGCGATATGCGCAGGCAGCGCGCCACGTCTTTAATGAGTTTGCCTTCAGCGACTAGCTGAAAGACGTCTTCTTCGCGTGGGGTGAATAGGCCGTGGGTGTTTAGTTGAATGTTCATGGGGTAAAAATAATACACATATATTATATAGTCAACTATTAGCGTAGTTATTTTTCTATATTTATTTGTACCATGATTGGTTTTTATCTTTATTGGGGTGTTTTGTGCGTTTTTTGCCGATAATATTTTTGTGTGTCGTTTTTAGCGCTAGAGCTGGGGGCGACGTGAAAATCAAGCGATTCTTTCAGTCGTCTGGTGGTTATATGAAGGTTTTGCTGGAGGTCGACAGGTCGCTAAAAGTTAAGTGCGCTGTTTATGATAAAAATGATGAGCCGTTGCGCGTTGATACGCAATATGTCAGCCCACCAGTCGATGAGGTTTTGATTCGAACGGGAGATAGCACTGCGTTGTCGGCCAGTGTTAAATACTGGGTTATGGATTGATTTTATAAAGGAACGGAACGCGCTATTTGTGATGCCACCAAATACGAAAGCGATTAACAACGTACCAAATCAGGCCTGCGGTAGTGAATAACGCAGGCATGGCGGATGGCTCACTTTGTGGGTTGCTTGCCAGGACGAATACCCAGGTAAGGCCAATAATGATTACCGATACAGAGATTAGTGTGTGAAGCTTGAACTTTTTGCTTGTCTCCTGAATGGTCTTAACTTGGGTGCCTGCCGCAACAGTCTCACGGGCTTCCGCTATTGGGGCGCCACACTTCGGGCAAGCCTCAGCCTTATCTGAAGCCTGGTGATTACATTCACTGCAATTTATTAATGCCATCTATTCTCTCCTTTTATGGTTATTATTCTGTCATTAAAAAGCCCTGCTATTGCGGGGCTTTTTGGTGTTTGGGTGGTAGTTTTGTGGGTGGCTGCCCGGTATGAGGGTTGATTGTTGTACGGTATTTTAGGGTGACTGCTACTCGTCAATGAAGTCGGGGTAGTAGGTGCTGGCTTTGTATTCGCAATGCGGATTAGTTTTATAAACTAGCTGTTCAAGGAAAATAGAGACGAAGTGAAACAGCGCAGATGGCTCTATGTTGTCCTGGCTAAAGGCTCTTATTGTGTCGATGTAAGAGTGGTCTGACAGGTAGATAGGTTTGTCGATAGTGACCTGGGTGCCGTTGTTGCGAAGCAGTGTTGAGTTCTCGAGAATGCAGATGGCGATGTCAAAGGCGATAACTGCGTTTGGGTTGTGTTCTGGGCCAGCTAGCTGCGTGCCATCTTTAAGCAGGGCGCTTTTAATGGGTTGCTTGGCTAAAAACCAGACAATAAAGTTGGCCGCTTTTTTGAATGTGCTGGCCTTGGCTGCGCCGCCCTCGTAGGGGAAGTTGTTGGTGTAGTTTGATATGGTCTCGAACAGTGCGTCGCTGTCTACAGATATGATGGCGTCGGGGTCTACTGCTTTACCGAAAGCGCTGATGTGCGTTAATAGATTATTGTAGTCGTCAAAGGGTTTCTCGTTGTAGATCATTTTTTTCAATCCATAAAAAACCCCCGCGTAGAAGGCGAGGGCTGGTTGCGGTACTGCTTAAGAGGTGGCTGTTAGTGATGCCTTTGCCAGGCGTGAGGCGCGCATTGCGATCTCGTCGGTGGTTCTGGTTTTTATTTGACCGGTGGCGTTGGTTGTGCCTAGTGATCTGGCTGGTACTTTTGCCTTTATGGCTTTTCCGTAATCGTCTGTTTTGACGTTGGCCTCAATAAGATTGTCAAAAACAACCTCTCTGTTGTCGGCGTTCACGATATCTCTCCTTTTTTCTGCAGTTGTCCCGCTTTGTGTTTTAAGTGTTGCCCAAAATTGGGCGCGGATTCTATTGAGTTAGTTTGGTTGTGTCAAGGTGTAAGCATGCTCTTGCGTAACTATAGCATAGTTAATGGGGCGGTAAAGTGACGCTGGGTCACACCTGTCGTTTGCTGGGCGAGACTATAAGGGTGACGGGTTGCAGGCGTGTAACGTTGATTTTTTGCACGGTCATGGCGGGGTGTTGGTCGTTTATGCTGCCGAAGGTGTATTCGTCGTCGTGGGTATAGCGTAGTTCTTTGATCATGCAAAGGCCGTCGGTGGTGCAGGCGACGACATATTCGCCCTGGTGTACGGGGCTGTTGGGCTCGATAACAACAAACCAGCCGTTTTTGATGGTAGGGGCCATGCTGTCGCCGCGCACGCGCAGGGCGTAGGCGTCCGGGTCTTTTGACGAGGCAATGATAAAGCCGTCGCCGTGTTGTAGGTGGCCAAGGTCGTCCCAGTAGCCTTCTGGCCCGGCCTGGGCGTTGCCGACGATGGGGATTTGGTCTGGCGCTTTTACCGGATGAGAGTTGTAGTGGCCTTCTGCGTCTGCCACGCCGGCTGACGCCTTGTTTTCAGGGTTACCAGAAAGCCATTCAGCGGTGACATCGAGAGCTATGGCGAGAGCGACGATGTGAATCGAGTTTTGCTGGTCGCCCCTTTCTATTTGACTAATTGATCCCTGTTTGACGCGGGACGCCTCTGCTAGCTGGCTCTGTGTCCAGTTTTTGGCTTTTCTCGCAGCCCGTAATCGCTCACCCATGCTCATGCGCGGATACTACTAGCGCGGTAGTACTCCTGCAAACTACTAGTATAGTGCTTGACGGCTATAATAATGTCTGTGTAGTATTGCAGGTCAAGAGGATTTGTTATGTCGAAAGAGTTGGTAGCACGCTGTGCTGGCGTAGCGGGTAGCCAGGTTGAGTTGGTTGAAAAAATGAAGCCACACCTACCTGAGAGGCTAGCGAAATCATTTAAGCAAGGCCATGTGTCGAACTGGATACATTTGGAGCGGAAAAGCCCTGTGCCGCCGGGTGAGTACGTTATGGCTATGGTTAAAGCTGTTGATGGGGTTGTGCAGGCCCATGAGCTTCGCCCTGATCTGTATCCAGAGCCCAGCAAGTCTGTCGCATAAATCATTAATTGCCTGTTCATAACTTGATTATGACCGGGCTTTTTTTTGGGTTAACGGGGCAAAAATACCCCTTTACGAGTCCAGCGCTATTTACTTGTTAGGTGTTTAGCTGCGAGGTAAAGCAAAACAAATGTACTTTTTGAGAATGTTCTTTTGATGGTATTTGTCTTTAAGTTTTGCGGCCATGAGCCCTTCGTAAACGGTGGGCGGTACCTGGAGGTATTTCTCGTGCCCTCCGTCGTTAAAGCTAAGTTCAAGCTCTTGTTTTATTGCGTTGTAACGGACGGCTTTGAGGAATTGAGATGATACATATTTCCAGCCCTGCGCTCCCATCAGATTACACCTCGAATATGACTGATCAGGAAATATTAAAGCATTTTGGTGAAACGTGTTGTTTTGTGGCTGAAAGAGGTCGGCCACTAATGTTGGATGCAGTATTTCTTGAGCTGCTTGCACGCGCAGGCATAAAGAACGTTAACAATAAAAAACAGGGAGCAAGTCATGAGTAAGTTTGCAACAAATAACGGCCATTCACCTTTCTACCGGCGCATTGGTTATTTGCTGGTGCTGTTGTCGGCACTGGTGATGTGGTTGGTTATTACAGTTGGCTTTGGTGTTGCGCTGGTGTATTCGAACCGGGCGCAGGCGCTTGAGGCTGATTATGCCGACCCCTGGTGTGCGGCGCAGGGTGGTGTGGCTGAGAAGGCGCTGGCTGACCGCACGCGGGTTGACTGCTTGCTGCCGGGCTTTGCGGTTGAGGTTGATTACGCGCACAAGTGGGCGGAGGCGATGGGGCAGGCTTTGCATTATGGCCGTATGACTGACCGTATGCCGGGTGTGATGTTGATTTTAAAAAAGCCGGCTGATGCGCGTTATGTGCGTCGGTTAAATGCCGATGCCGAGCACTGGGGTTTGCCGTTGTTTGTTTGGACGGTGAAGGCTTATGCGCCGGGGCAAGAATAAACGCGGGAGCGAGCCTCCTTCAACCTGGCGACGGCCCCAGGTGATTGCGCAATGGCTAGCTGGGTGCGCCCGCATGCATAACGCCCCGGCAATGGAAGCCCTGCTCGCGTTAAAAAAACAGGGGTAATTGCGCAAGGCCGTGTTTTTAATCAATCAATAAATGATGAATAAGGATTGTTATGACGGATTCTAAAAATGAGTCGTGGGCAGGTATTGAGCAGCGCATAAAGGCTAAAAGCCTAGCTCAGCCGGGCACTATGTTGGCGGCTATTACAGCATGGGAGGCTGTTGGTGACTTTGCCCGTGCTCGCACTGTGCAGGCGCTGTTGAGTGAACAAGCATGAGTTGGGGTGAGTACCGCCGGTTGCGTTTGCTGGGTTTGAGCCGGGCTGAGATTGCGTGTGGTTTGTACCGCACGGGGCCGTGGTTTGAGTCGGTTGGTGGGGTGGATGATGAGTGATGAGCGCTTCGAAGACCCGCACGATATGAGTGTCGATGAAATACTCGCACAGCGTGGCGAGCGTTATGGTTTGTTTGCTGAGCATGCCCGTATTACCCAGAGCATTAAACGGGCGATGGTTGATAGCCCTAACTGGGCAACGCTGAGCGACGATAAAAAAGAGTGCCTTGAAATGGTCGCTCACAAGATGGGCCGCATTCTCAATGGCGACCCTGAGTACCTTGATAGCTGGGACGATATAGAGGGTTATACGAAGTTGGTGTCTAAGATTTTGCGGGGGCAGGGGCAGTGAGCGGTTGTGAGGTTGTAGGGGTTGCATCGCGGCCCGTTCGGCATTGGTTTTTTAATGAGCATGAGCAGCTGGCGCTGCGTGAGCTGTTGACGTTGGGTTATCCGTTTGCGTTGGCTATTTACCAGCTTGAGCTGCGGCCTAATATGGATTTTAAAACGGCTGTGGTGGGGCGTAAGCGGCGGATATCGGAGCAGGGCTTGCGGGAGTTGGTTGAGCGGCGGCCCGAAAGGGGTTCTCGCTGGAGCGTGAAGAAGCGCGACAGGGCGTGGATACAGCGGCAGCTTTCGGCGCTGGAAAAAGTGGGTTTAATCAAAAAATTACCCGACGAAAAACTTTGTTTTTTGCTTGTTTTGGCTAATGTTGAAGTAGTCCGTGCAAATGAGGAGCGAGCGTATGAGCGTACAACATCTGGCATTAACTGTGCTGGCGTAACCTCTTTAAAAGAGGTTAAAAAACAACATCTTAGCGCGGTGCCTTCGGTTTTGGAGCCGGTAAAATATGGCGATGAGCGTACCGATGAGCGTACCACCTCTGAGAAGATCTTTACAACAACAAACCCGTTGGATTTTGAGCAGTTACGGTCTGTGGATATGGCAATGGTGGTAGATGCTTATCACCGGGTGTTGCCGGGGCTGGCGCCCATCCGCGCTTACGATTCGCCGGGCTATCGCAATTTGGTGGGGCGCATTTGGTTTCGTGAGCCTGTGCCTAAGCACCAGGCACCTGAGTTTTGGGGTTGGTATTTCAGGCAGGTGCGTGATTCTGATTTTTTGATGGGCCGGGCCTACAACCCTCGGTACGGTAAATTTAAAACCAATTTTAAATACCTGGTGACCGAGGGCGTGTTTGAAAAAATAGTGAATGGTGAGTTCTCGTGAGTAACGCGCAGGGCTTTGAGGCGCTGGAGCGCTTGCATAGCGCCGATGCTGAGGCGGCGGTGATTGGCTCGGTGATGCTTAATGCTGAGTCTTTTGGGTTTATGGTTGATGCAGGCTTGCGCGCTGAACATTTTTACAGCGTGGCCAACCGTTCGGTTTGGGAGGCGGTGGTTGCGAATGCAGAGGTGGGGCAGCCAGCCGACCCGATAACACTGTCTGAGGCGATGATGCGGGCCAATACGCTTGATGCGGTGGGCGGGCCGAGTTATTTGGTCGGCTTAGCGAAAGGTACGCCCAGCTCTGAAAATGCGGCTGCCTATGCGGGTATTGTGGTGCGCAAGGCCCATGAACGGCGCTGGTTGCAGTTGTTGCAGGAGTCGGTGGGGGCGTTTTTCGACCCACTGGTGGCTGACCCTGTGGCCAAGGCAGAGAAGCTGGTTATGCAGCTTGAAGGTGCGACGCCGAGCAGTGATTTGGTGCCGCTGAAAGATGCTTTGAGGGATTTTATAGCGCTGAAGGAAGACCAGTGGCAGAACCCTGGGCTGCGGGGTTTGCAGATGGGTTATCACAATATCGACCATCGGCTTAACGGCTTGCAGCCGGGTAATTTATTGGTGGTGGGTGCGCGGCCTGGCATGGGTAAAACCAATTATTTGTTAAACATTGTTCGCCAGGTGGCGTTGCAGAAGCACGACTACCAGATACTTGTTTTCTCCCTCGAAATGAATAATTCAGAGCTGGTGCAGCGCTTGGTTGGTGCGCAGGGCAGGGTGAAGGGTGGGCTGCTGAAAAGCGCTGAAGTGTTTGGCCACCCTGACAGCACGCAGCGCTTGTCGTTGGCTGTGGGTGAGCTGAAAGATTTAAACGTAAAGCTCTGTGATGCGGCGAGTTTAACCGTGGGTGAGCTTTGCGCCATGGCGCGTAGTGCCCACCGCCGCCAGCCCGTTGGCATGGTGATGATTGATTACCTGGGCTTGCTCGACAGTGATGGCCGTAGCGACACGCAGGCCTTGAAAATTGCCGACATTACCCGCGCGCTGAAGCGCCTGGCTAAAGAGTTGGGCTGCCCTGTGGGGATTGCTGCGCAGTTGAGTCGCAAGGTTGAGGAGCGCCGCGACAAGCGCCCTGTGCTGGCTGATTTGCGTGACAGTGGGGCCATTGAGCAGGACGCCGATGTGGTGCAGTTTTTGTATCGCGATGAGTATTACTACGAGGACACAAATTACCCGGGGCAGGTGGAGGTGATCACTGCCAAGCTGCGCGATGGTGAGGTGGGTACTGATTACCTGGGCTGGGAGGGGCAGTACTACCGCATGGTGTCGCAAAGCACCAAGGATGTTGATACTGGCGGCAAGGGTGGCTATTCGTATGACGCTTAATTCGAGGAGAAAAAAGATGGATGCTGGGTTTTCGGAAGGTTTGGAAAAGTTGAAAAAAGCGGTTGAAGAAAGCCCGTTTGTGCCGGGTGAATGCTTTCTGAATGAAGATTGTGGGTGCCGTGCTGCTGGTTATAGCGAGGGTGTTGAGAGCGGTTATTTTGAAGGGTTTATGGCGGGCGTTGAGAGTTCTGGTGTGACTGTGACGCCCGGTGAGAAAGTTGACCGGTTGCTTATGCAGATTTCGCGTGATGAGGCGAGCGGAGGTGTTCTTTGTGAAGTGTTGCGTGGGGTTTTGGCGCGGTTTTTGGAATGTTATGTGCAGCCGGGTGCTGATGAGGGTGCGTCGTTGTTTGGGTCTGTCTCGCGGGGTGAGGGCTAACAATGCGAAATACATTAAGTGCAGAGAAAAAAGCCAAGCTGGCGCGGTACGAGCGCGACGTTGCTGGCTGGGTGGCTAAGCATGGGCCAATACCGTTGGTGCCGGTGCAAAGGGTGGAGGTTGTGTCTAAATCGATTAGGCAGCGGGATAGGGAGCGGTTTCAGCGGGAGTGTGTTGGGGTGAGGTTGTGATGTTGCCAGAAAATGAAGTGAAGACGCTCAGTCAAATGAAAGCCGATGCCATTATGGGATTGGTTAACTCGATGATTGGTGCTTATGAACACGGCTTTGTGGATAGAGCTAACTGCTCGCTGGCTGAGGTGCACCAAGTTGCCAGGCACCATGTCAAAGACAATTACGGCATTGATACGCCAAGCATTGTGGATACCTGGGGCGAGGAACTGGCTAAAGAATGTGGGGGCGTGCTGGGTGAGTGGGTCTAAAGCGCGTAAAGCAGAGGCGCGAAAGCTGCTTCGAAAGGCTAAGGGTGATCTATTGCCTGTGGATTTAAGTGATCAGCTGTGTCCTGTGTGGATGACCAGGGCCTTTAGGAATAATCGCTGTACGGTAATGATTGATGACAATGCGGTCATGCCCGGCGGGCTGCCGGCAATAAGGGCGATGGTTCAGCGGCACGACGATAAACCTATGCCTCGGCATTGGCGAGAAATGCAGGGGATAAAAAACGAGCTGTTTGGTGATGAGGCCAGGGGTATTGAGTTTTACCCGAAAGTCTCAGAGCTGGTAGACGACCACAATATTTATTGGTTGTGGGTGTTGCCTGATTAGATTTTTTTTATGCGTGAAATTTTAAAACAAGTATTTGAGGTTAAAAATGGCCAGAGGCATCAACAGAGTAATTTTAATCGGCAACCTGGGGCAAGACCCAGAAACGCGCTACATGCCATCGGGTGGGGCGGTGACGAACGTAACCCTCGCTACTAGCGAGACCTGGAAGGATAAGCAAACCGGGCAGCCACAGGAGCGCACGGAGTGGCATCGGGTGGTGTTCTTCAATCGCCTGGCTGAAATTGCGGGGGAGTATTTGCGCAAGGGTAGCAAGGTTTACATTGAAGGCTCGCTTCGCACGCGAAAATGGCAGGACAAGGCGACGGGGGCTGATCGTTACACGACGGAGATTGTGGCCGGTGAGATGCAGATGTTGGATAGCCGTGGTGCTGATGCGGGTGGCGGGCAGGCAGGGCCGCAGCAGGCCCCAGTGGGGGCAGGGCAGCAACCGGCACCACAGGCTGCCCCGCAGGCGGCATCTGCGCAAGGTGGGCAGGGTGGCGGGTTTGATAATTTCGACGATGATATTCCGTTTTAAGTTTCGTTGGCCAGTATGTGGCTTGACCGTTGGTAACGGCGGTAGCGAAACGGCGTCCTCGTCGTCGTACATGCAAGCGTGGGCCGAGTACATTAAGGTCGAGCCGTCCAGTAAGGGGCGTTAAAGAATTAGGCTAAGTTTAGTGCGCGCCTGCCATTGCGCGAGCTGGTTTAAGTGGATGGCGAGTTTATAAAGTGTCTGGGGAGTTGGGTGATGAGCGATGAGTTACGCCCTCGGCATTATGCGGCGGCGTGTTGTGCGTTGCCGGGGCGGGTTGAGCGGCGGGCGTATTTGGCAGAGGTGGTGCCGGCGCATTTGAGGGATTGGGTGCGTTTGTATGTTGAGCTTGAGTTTGAGCGCAAGGAAAAGAAGAAAAAGCAAGAGCAGAGGGATTGGTGATGGGGCAGACAAGGTTAAGCTCATTGATAGAGGCTGGGTTCAATATCGTCATTGGCTATGTGGTGGCGCTGATATCGCAGCTGGTGATTTTCCCTGCGGTTGGGATTGATATTCCGTTAAGCACCAATTTGGTCATCGGTGCGTGGTTTACGGTGATTAGCCTGGTGAGGAGTTATGTTATTCGCCGCTGGTTTAATGCTCGGTTGCATGCTGCGGCTTTGGCGCTGTCGAAAAATGCTTGATCCTATTCAGTTAATTTTGGCCATTGTCGATGCAATTGTTCGCTTGTCGATAGCAGCTAAAAGAGAGGCGCGGTGCCACGTTAAAACCGTGAGTCTAGAGGGTAAAAGAGCCTTTCCGCCCGCTGTTTGGCGGGCAATACCTGTGCCGGATGTTTAGCCAGGGTAACGTGGGTTTGTGTTCGTTGTGGCTGGTGTGTGGTGATCAATAAGTGGGGCGGTGCAATGATTTTACGGTCGGCAAGGCAGGCGTGGGCGGTGGTGTTTGAGGGGTTGCGGGCACAGGGTTGGGGTGTTGGTGGTGGTAGTGGCGGTGGGTGCAATACGGCGGATTATCGCATTTGGGATGGTTTGACGGCGGGGCAGGTGATGACGGTTATCGATGATCTGCCGGAGCAGTGTTACACGTGGGGCATGTGGGCTTATACGGAGCCCCGCGAGAATGATGTTAACAAGCAGGCTGAGCGTGAGTTGTTTTTGCTGACGTGGCTGGCCAAGGCGCTGGATGCTGCGGGCGTGCCGGATGTGCGCAGCGATGAGGAGGGCGAGGCTGAGCAGCAGTTGCTGTTGATGCTGTTGCGCGATACTCGTCAGCGTGAGCGCAATGGCCGTGAGCTGTACAGCAAGGCGGATATGGCGCGGGCGCTGGGTGTTGACCGGCGTTGTCTTGATGCGCGGTATAAGTGGGGCCGGCGTTGTGTTGTGGCGCGACAGGCGTTGGATGATTTGATTGGCGGTGCGCTGGGGCCGGTGGCGCGGGTGGTGGGTGAGATTAATGTGCGGGCGGCTTGATGTGGGTGTGTTTATTCCCGTTTGGTTTCGTGATGATGGCGCATAAAGCTTTAGTTAACCGGAGAGGAAAGATGAGCGAAGCGAAGAGTGCTGAGTCCGAGTTGAGCGCCTTATTATGCCCACTTGAATCGATTGAATGCACATTGGCATTTGCTACAAAAGACTGGAGTATAGATAAGAATGACGCTTGGATATACGGAATTGTTGCTGGATGGGATGATGATTCATTGGCAGAGCTGCAGGATAAATTCCATTGGGGTTGCAGTGAAATTGTCAGACTCAAAAAACTGCATAAATCTTTTTGCTTGCTGAAGGTATAACAGTGCGTTAACAGGAATTAAAAAAGAAAGAAAACAGCACTTGACGGAATACGACACTTTGCCCTAGTATTCCCCATGCTGGCGCTGATTCCATTAAATATGTGATTCGTGCCATTTTTATATCAAAAGCCCGCTTCTTGCGGGTTTTTTTATGCCCGGAGTTTATATGTTAGGACACAGTGATGCGGTGGTCGAGAGTTGGCTGGTGCGGATTGTTGGGCATGAGGGTGGGTTTTCTGATGACAGGCTTGATCCGGGTAATTGGACGGGCGGTGTTATTGGTCAGGGCTCGCTGAAGGGTACGAAGTTTGGCATTAGCGCGAGAAGCTACCCGGATTTGGATATTGCGGGCCTTGTGTTGCCTGACGCGGTGGCTATTTATCAGCGTGATTATGTGCGCCCGTTGAAGTTGGGCCAGTATCGTGACGGCGTGGCGTTTCAGTTGTTGGATTTTGCGGTTAATGCGGGGCCTGATCGGGCTATTCGTCGTTTGCAGCGAGCTGTTGGTGTTGGTACTGATGGTGTTGTTGGGCCGCTAACATTGGCGGCACTTGAGGCGCGCAGTGAGGGTGATGTGATTATGTTGCTGGTGGCTGAGCGCATTGAGTTTTTGACGTATTTACGCAATTGGCCGGATGCTGGCAAGGGCTGGATGCGGCGGATGGCTGATAATTTACGGTTTGGTGTTGTGGATGTTAGTAATCAATGAGCCATTCGGATCATGTTGACCGTGTTGGCGAGGTTGGTCTGGCAATGGCTGGTCATAAGGTTACGGCAGCGGGTGGCGGTTTGGCGATTAGTAGTGGTGCCGTCGGCTGGTTGGCTGAGAATCATTTGCTGTTGTCGAGCTTCGGTATTTTGGTGGGCATTTTGGTGGGCCTGTATGGGCTTGTGCTGCAGCGTCGGCGTGATAAGCGGGAGCAGATTGAGCATGTTGCGAGAATGGAGAGTATTACAGGGGGCGAGTAAGTTGCATGGTTAGCAGGCAGGTGGACGTAGTTATTGATGTGATAGATAAATCCGCTGGTAGTAGGCTTGTTCGTAAGCCCTTGGCCATTCTGGTGCATGGGTTTAACGTGTGGGACGGTGGACGTGCGACGGTGGGTAAGTTGCGACCGTTTCTATCGGCTGAATGCGTGCCTTATATCATGATTAATTATGGTCATGTGGGGCTGCTTGGTACGCGGTTAAAGAATAAGAAGATTGCTTTGCGTGTCGCTGAGGCGGTGTGCACGGCTGTTGATGCTGGGTATAAGCCGGTGGTGATTGGGCATTCAAATGGGTGCGCGATTATTCATTTGGCGATGAATATGGTTGATTCTGTGTGCCCTGGTGCGGTTGATGTTGTTTATATCAATCCTGCGTTGAAGAAGGATGCGCGGGCCTCTGCTGCTGTTAATAATCTGGCAGTGTGGCACAGCCCGAGTGATAAGCCTGTGCGGTGGAGTAAGCGGCTGTTGCCGTCGAGTGCCCGCCCTTGGGGTGAGATGGGCGCAACTGGGTTTGTTGGCCACGATAAGCGGGTGATGAACTACAACAAAGAATTGATGACGCCGCCCAGTAAAAGCCATTCAGATATGTTCAGTGCTGAGCTGCTGCCGTTTTACGGCCCGCTAGTGGTGGATGGTGTGGCGTTGGGTGGTGGGTAAGGCACGCAAGTGGTGTTCTAAGTGTAAAGAGCCGCATGCAGGGCAGTGCCCGAAAAGTGGTTGGAAAGGTTACAGGCATAAGCAAGGGTCTTCTGGCCGTGGTGGCACGACTTGGCAGAATAGGCGCAAGCGAATTTTTGAGCGTGACGGCTATCTATGCCAAGAGCATAAGCGCTTAGGTAAGCTCGTGTCGGTATCACTTCATGGGATAAATCACGGGGTTTGTGATCACATAACTCCGCTTGCAGAAGGTGGCAGCGACGATGATGAGAACCTTCAAACGATCTGTCAGTCCTGCGATAAGACAAAAACAGCACAAGAAGCGCGCAGGGGTAGGGGGTAGTCAATACCTCACGCCCTGCAGCATATACACCGCATCCTAACTTACATTTTATGAGTGTTGGTTTTTGTGGGGGGGGGTTAAAACCCGGAGGGGTTTAGTAAGCAGATGAGCAAACCATTAGCCGCAGTGATCCCACTGGGGTTAGCGGTGACGAACAAAGACAAGGCGCCAGCCAGTGAGACTGCCGCCGATTTATTCCAGGGCCTGAAAGCGAAGATACCGCCGGTGCCTGGTTCAATATCCGACGAGGCCCGCAAGCACTGGTACTACATCGGCGAGCGGCTGGTCGGCCTGAATCTGCTGGCCGAAGTCGACCTCGGCCAGTTTCGCATCATGTGTGAAACTTGGGCGCTTTATGTCGAGGCCCAGCGCAAAGTAGAAGAAGAGGGCGAATACCAATCCACGCCCAACAACTACATGCAGCTTTCACCCTGGGCAGTGGCCCGCGAGCGCCACGCCAATCGATACCAGAAAATTGCCGACAAGTTTTTCCTCAGCCCACGGGCGCGAAAAGCTATCACTATTGAAAACCCCAACCAGGGCGGCCTTGATCTCGACTAATGAGTGCCCCCGACGTCGGCAGAGCGTGGCTAGACCGCGCCTATCAATATGCCGACGACGTAAAAAGCGGCGTAATACCCAGCTGTAAATACATACAGCTCGCCGTTGATCGCTGGTTCGACGACATGAACAACGCCCCCGCCAGGGGCCTGCAGTTCAGCGAATACCACGCCGCTCGATACTTTCGCTTTGTGGGCCGCCACTGCCGTCACTACGAAGGCGAATGGGCTGGCAAGAAAATAGACTTCGAGCCCTGGCAATGCTTCGCCGACGCCAACCTATTTGGCTGGATACGTGAAGACGGCACCCGCCGCTTTCGCCAGGCCTACGAAGAAGTCGCCCGCAAAAACGGCAAATCCACACGCATCGCCGCCGCTGGCAACTTCTACCTTATTGGCGACAACGAGCCCGGCGCGCAAATTTACAGCGCAGCCACAAAGAAAGAACAAGCCCGGCTAATATTTGAATCCAGCAAAGCAATGCTTGAGCAAAGCCCAGCGCTAGCCAGCCTCTGCACAATTGAAGAACACAAACTCAAATACCAGCGCAGCAAATACCTCCCGCTGAGTAAAGACAGCAAACGCATGGACGGCTTCAACGTTCATGCCGGGCTGGTCGACGAACTCCACGCCCACCCAAATTCAGGGCTATGGGACGTCATGCGCAGCGCCATGGGTGCCCGCAAGCAACCCGTAATGCGCGCCATAACCACAGCAGGCTTCGACCACAACAGCTACTGCTACCAGCGCCGTCGCTACGCCATACAAGTACTCGAAGGCGCTGTCACAGACGACGCATTCTTCACCACAATTTACACCCTCGACGACCCTGAGAAATGGGACGACCCCGCCGAGTGGCCCAAAGCAAACCCCAATTTAGGCGTATCCGTATCGCTCACCGACCTACAAGAGCAATGCGAAGAAGCCAAGCACCTACCCAGTGCTAAAACAGAATTCCTCACCAAGCGCCTTAACCTATGGGTCTACGGTGAAACCGCCTGGATGCCAATGCAACACTGGCACCAATGCAAAGACCCTAGCCTTAACAACTGGGACGACGCCACCGAGCTCGACGGCCAAGAATGCTACGGCGGCCTAGACCTGTCAGCAGTCGAAGACATGACCACCTTTGGTCTCGTCTTCCCCGGTGAAAACGGCCAGCGCACAACACTATCGCGGTCCTATTTACCGCAAGCAGCCCTAGAACGCAGGCTGAAACAAGGCGATAAAACGCTAGAAACATTCCGCGACAGCGGCAACCTAATCGTACTGCCCGGCCAAACCGTCGACTACAACTTCATTAAAGCCGACATTATGGCCGCCGCTGAACGGTTCGACCTGCAATCGATTGCCTTCGACCGCTGGAACAGCAGCCAACTCGTTAGCGACCTTATCGACGAAGGCATCGGCTTCATCGAATTCGGCCAGGGCTACGGCAGCATGAGCGCCCCCAGCAAAGAACTGCTGCGCCTCGTGCTAAACCAACAACTGCGCCAAAACGACCCACTACTCACCTGGGCCGTTAGCAACGTTGTCGTGCAAACCGACCCCGCCGGCAACATAAAGCCCGACAAAGGCAAAGTATCAGAAAAAATCGACCCCGCAGTCGCCCTCATTATGGGCATAGCGCTGGCCATGGCGACAGACGAAGCTGAATCCCCTGAGATTTTTATTCTATGAAACAATCAATTTTCGACGCCGTTGGTATTTTCGGCATCGGCTTTATTGCCTATGGCTCGTGGCTTATTTACAAGCCCGCCGGCTTTATCGTTGGCGGCTTATTACTGATTGGCGTTGCATTTATAGCTAGTCGCGGTCCAATCGCCTGATGATTTTTGACCGCTTGCAAAAAAGCACAACTATTAGCACCTCTGCAGAGCTTGCAGAAGCGCTTGGTGTTGGTTACCAATCCAGCGCTGGCGTCTCTGTTACACCAAAAGAGGCCGTCCGTTTTGCCCCGGTGTACAGCTGCATAAAAGTGCTGGCCGAATCAGTCGGCATGCTGCCTTTAAACCTGTTTGAGCAGAAAGGCAGAGTGCGTGAAAAAGCGCGTAGTCATAGCCTGTTTAACTTAATAAACCTTGCCCCAAACAGCTACATGACCAGTCAGGAATGGCGCGAGACCATGGTCGCCCACCTGGGCCTTCGGGGTAACCACTACTCGTGGATCAATCGCATAAATGGCCAGGTGCGCGAACTGCTGCCGCTAAACCCTGACGCAGTTACCCCTGCCATAAATAGCGACTGGTCAGTCGATTATAAAGTCACCTTCCCTGATGGCACCCAGCGAACATTGGGCGAAGACCAGATATTTCATGTCCGCCTTATGTCCGTGGACGGCCTCACGGGTTTAAGCCCTATCGCCCAGGCGCGCAATAGCATCGGCTTAGGCATGGCCGCTGAGCGCTTTGGTTCACGGTTGTTTAAAAACGGCACTCGCCCCAGTGGCTTGCTGAGTACAGATGCAAAGCTCAGCGCTGAGCAAATGGAGCTTATGTCCAGCTCGTGGCGCAAGGCAAATAGCGGTGACGACGAACTGCGCACCGCAATTCTAGGTGGCGGCCTTAAATGGACAGCGATATCGATATCGCCAGAAGACGCGCAGTTTCTTGAAACGCGCAAATACCAGCGCAGCGAAATAGCCGGCATCTTTCGTGTTCCCGCGCACATGATCAACGACATGGAAAAGGCCACCTTTTCTAATATTGAACACCAAGACATTGCCTTCGTTGTTCACACGCTCACGCCCTGGGTGACTCGCTTCGAGCAGCGCATAGCGGTCAGCTTATTGACGGCGCAAGAGCGTGAAAAGTTTTTTGCCAAATTCAACGTCAACGCCCTATTGCGTGGCGACATGAAATCCCGCGCCGACTACATGTGGAAGCGCTTTCAAATGGGCTCGCTGTCGCCTAATGACATTCGCGACTTTGAAGACGAAAACCCAATCGATAACGGCGACACCTACTGGGTGCCAGCCAACATGATAGACCCTAAAGACAACACCGAAATGCAACAAACCGGCGACCAAAACAGCAGCACAGGTGACGACAATGCTTAAGCAAAAACTCCACGCGCCACTTCGCATCAAAGAAGTCAGCAATAGCGGTGAATTCTCAGGCTACGGCTCAGTCTTCGGCACCACCGACAGCTATGGTGACGTTGTTGTTAAAGGCGCGTTCACTCAGTCGCTGGCTGACTGGGCCGGCAAGGGGCGCATGCCATCGCTGTTATGGCAGCACGACACCAAAGAGCCTA